ATAGTATTTTTTGGGTTTGTGACTGCTTGTCGTTTTGCTGTTGCACCTACTAAGATTTCGTCTTTTGTATATGCAATGATTGATGGTGTTGTTCTAGCACCTTCGCTGTTTTCAATTACTTTAGCAATACCATTTTCCAGGATTGCTACACAGCTATTTGTTGTACCTAAATCGATACCGATGATTTTGCTCATAATGATCTCCTTTGATTAAGCAAGAAAAATGTAAAACCCTTACGGCGTTTCACAAATTTATTTATACCTGTTCGGTGTTATTTTTAAAAATATTGGACCAAATTTTAAGTTTTTCACGCTTGGCTTTTGCGGCCGCTTCGATATTAGTCCAGCTAACTACATCTAGTTCTTGCAGGATTTCAATCATAGCATACAAATCGCCGAGCTCTTCTTCCAAGTGTTCCCTATTAGTTTTGGGTTTACCTGGCTTAAGATTATCTAGTCCAAAGCGGCTGATTTTACTTACCGCTTGTATTACTTCAGCACATTCTTCTTGGAGAATATCCATTACTTCTTTAGTCTGACTGTCCATTTTATTACCTTTGATGTGCAAATGGTGCAATGTAGTCACCGTTTTTTGTTGTACTGGTACGCAAGGTATTGTACACGTTTTGAATACCAACTGCTTGATTGTATGCGTCATGTAATGCGTGATGGGCTGTTACGGGCGGACGTTTAGGATCTATACCGATATCGAATGCTGTACGCACATCACGAATTTGCCAAAACTGCCAAGGAACTGCTTTGCCAATCTTTTTAAACACATGCTCACAGATCATAATGTCAAATACACTGCCATTGGACCAAACACGTTTTGCACCCCAACAGAACTTGTACAATTGGATAAATGCATCCGTAATTGGAATACGATTTTTCTCTCCAAATGCTTCGTCTTGTGCTTCTTTGCTTTGATTGGCCCACCAAGCGATGGTGTCATCGTTAGTTACTAGGCCTATGTTGTGGCAACTGTCGAGATCCACTCTAACATAAAAGCTATCCATTGCTGGTTCCTCTATGTCTTTTCCAAACGGATCAAACTTAACAGCACCTATTGTAAGAATAGCCGCATCGGTTGATGTTGCCAGCGTTTCTAAATCTATCATAATGTCAGTATTCATACAAACATTATAGCAGACTTAATCGTAAATGTCAATACAATTTTTTAGGTAATTGTTCTTTTTCGAGCTTCTTTTTCCAACGGGCTTTGGCAGCGCCTTTGGCTTTCTTCCTGGCTGTAGTAGGTTTTTCGTAAAACTCTTTGGCACGCAAATCTTCAAGGATCTTTGCATCCTCAATCTTACGTTTAAATCGTCTTAGAGCTTGGTTGATATTCTCACCATCCCTTACGGTAATTCCGGTCCCTTTATTCTTCTGGGGTATCATCGTCGTTGTCTTCCTCCTGTTTAATTTGTTCGACAATCCAATCTAAATCATATATTCTGTTTCTACTTATCAATTGATAAGGAGTCGTTTCATCTTTTGTTAGATAGTGTGCATTTGGATGGGTTAGCATCATTGATACAAATTTATGTGTCATTGGATCACAATTATCCACATCGATAATTACTACATCGACTTGTTGTAGTACACTTAACATCCAACCAATATCGTGATCATCGTTATCAAAAATGAAAACATTTAGATCATCAATACTATGGCTTAAAATTGTTTGAAATTGTTCTTTAACATAGTTGCTAGGTTTAACCAACAAATAACTTAAATTTAAATTAAACAGTTTATCCGGCGGAGTTATTAGAGTTATTTTTCCTAAGTTCATGTATTCGTTCTTCAAAGTAAGATATTTTTTCTAGTGGATAATCACTAAATCTTGGACCATGTTTTTTTGTTTCTTCAACAAAAGCATACAGCTCAGGTTCAGTGTTATCATTAACTGTAAAGTCTTCAAACTTATGATCTGCATAATCTTTATAAAGCTGATCAATAGGATTAAGACCGTGCAGTTTGCCCCATATACTATCGGCAGTCTGTTCAGCATTCTGAACATAGCCTATTCCCTGTTCTTGAGTTGTATCTGTCCCTGTTCGTTCTTGATCATGTAAGTCTTTTTTTTTGATTCTTCGGTTTCTGGAAGGTCTGCTTCCAAAGTAACTTCTGTGCCTTCGTTAGTTATATATGTTTCGCCTTTAGCTACACGCTCTTCAACTGTGGAATCTGGTTGAGCGACCGCTTTCTCAGCCTCTTCAATCATTTTATTCCATTTATCAAGTTCGTTGATAGGTTCTTCTTCAACTTCTGTAACAGTAGGTTCGACGTTAATTACATCGTTTGTTTCTTCGTTAGGAATGTGTTCTGTAGGTTGCGGCACAAAGTCATCGATGCTTGCAGGCTTAACAGGTTCTGAGTCTTCACGTTTCCAACCAAATGTCATTTGCGCGGCTAGTAACATAATAACTGCTAAGGGATCAAACACAACTACAATGAGTACAATAATCCATGTTACTGCTTTTTCTAACATGTTCTCATCTGCGCCATGTTCACCGTAAATGAACTTGGCAATATATTTGATTGGTCCTACTTCAGCTTCGACCTTGCGTACTTCTGCCGCGATTGGAGAACGCTCTTCGCTAACGGTGGCAATAACCTTCTGTTCGGATGCGATCTCAGACTGAAGCCTTGCACGTTCCTTTTGCTGACTACGTCTAATGGCAACAGCTTTTTCGGCACCTTTTTCATCACTGCTTCGGCCCATGACTTGGTCCACAGCTTCATCCATTTGTTTAAGAGCTTTGCGGTTTGCATCTATATTATCTCTGCTTGTTTTGATCTTTTCATCGTAGATAGCAATTTTACTTTGTACATCGCCTGACACTAAGTTTTGGTCGTTGTGTGCTTTGGAAAGGAATCCAAAGATACCCATTGAGGTAATGAGCATTAACACCATTACTGCTAGTATCATATAATACTTCATGAAACGTGGAGCACGTTCCCAATTAGCCTTAAGCCAGCTGGCACAAACTAGTTTACCAACTTCAAGGGCAGAGCCCATGATGATGATTGGAATGGCCGCCGCTGAAAAGATAGCGGTCAAACCTACTACAGAATAGTAGATTGCGACCGCCGAAATTGTTAAACCAGTGAGTAGTAGTAGATACGCTAATATCATCCTAAGCCATTTCTATTAGACCGGGGTGCCGGCTAATGTTGTTCCGCTAATTTGAGTAACAGCGACAGTGCCAAAAGTTTGGGCGGCTGTAGCAACAGGGGATATGATAGTAACTTTAACTTGCGAGTCACCAGTATTAGCCGGATCGTACACTCTCCAAGAGCGCACATAGGTACCAGATATTAATGCGTTAGTGACAATGTCTTGTAGTGCAATGGCCAATGTAGTAACTGCGGTTCCGCCAACACCTACATAAGCTGTAAATGTTAGACTGCTGTCGGAATTGGTATAAGTGCCGCTAGATGATTTGCCTATCGATTTTAAGTAGTTGTTCCATTGTCCAAGGATACCTTGATCACGATCAAATACTACAGTAAATGCAAGCCCAGTTGGTTGAGATGTTGCATCAGTAGTTGTTGTTGCAGTAACTACTACGTTTTCAAAACGGCAGTCTGCAATCGCAGATAATGACTCAATGATACGTTGCCAGCGGAGGTTTCCTTGTGCTAGCACTAGAGCTTGTGCGGCTGTTAGCGTTGTTGCGTTTGTGTAAACTGGATTTGTCCAGTCGTATGGCCAAACTGCTCCGCTAGCTGTGTTAGCTGTCGCTGTTGGGAAATAAGTTCCGTTGCTCATTGTAAGAACAACACGGTACATTCCCGGTGTAATTTGATTTGTATCTTGATTGTATCCTGAGGCCATTATACCTACTCCTTGTTATAAGATATTTATCACTAAAACACCTTATTTGCTTATTGTACAGACAAGGTGTTTAAAGTGCAATCTTATTGGTTTATTTAAAAATTATCATGGCCATCAAGCCTGCTTGCACAAAGAACCCAAAACCGATGGTTACAATGTTTAAAAAGTCCTTTTGGATAGCGGCTTTGATAAAAAAGCAGAACAATCCTGCCCATGCAAACAGTACTAGGTCTACAGGTGGCATTTTTTCAGTCAACCCTGTTAAAACTGCTAGCAGAGTAGGAATTGTAGCCATATGCATTAGAATTGCGGCTACCCAACCTACAGTTTCGGCACTCACATGCGGTGCGTGTTCTTTAATGTTTTTAACTAACAAATCCAAATCAAAGAAATTGTGGATTTTCAATTTAACTGTATTAATAATTGCGTGTGCGTTCATGATAGTCCTTTATTAATCATAAAAAATGTGTCGACCAATTTTAGCAACTGGTTTCTTGTGCCACCCTGGTTGTACATAGTCCCCGTGAAAATAAAGGGCTTTCTTCAGATCCGGAAGGCGAAAACCTTCCAGCAGTACCTTTTTAGCTACTTCCATACTTTCTGTGTACATTGGGCCGTTCATCGGCTTTAACACTGATGCTTTATTGCAATACCAACTGAATTGGCACATTACTTTTTCGTACACTATATTCTTCTGGTAGACTACTTGACAGATGTCGCTCGGAAAAGCGCCAGATTCTGTACGATTGATTGTAACCTGAGCAACTGCTACTTTACCTTCAAAAGGTTCGCCGCCGGCTTCATGGTATATATTACGAGCTAGACAATCTAATTGTGTTTGTCTCATTTGTGCTGTAATTGGACTCGATACTTCTCGAGCTTCTTTAAGTCTTTCGAACTTACTATTTACTGCTGTCTGTACTGCTATAACTACTGCCACTAAAACTAGGCAGTTTAAAACTATTTTGATAATGCGTATCATTTTTGTCTCCTTTACGCTGGATGAGGTATCGCTAGTACCATCATTATTAATTAATGGGCGGTTTCCGTTTCTCCTTAAGTTAGCCGTTTTTCTGATTGCCCCTAAACCCTTAGGGGACAATATATAGTTATCCTCTGTGTGTGCTGGTAAAACACTATTATTATAAACAGGCATATCTATCTCCTCATTTTGGAGATGTCTACCGCCTCTTCATTGCTAAAAACCGGTACAGCGTTGCTCTTATGCATGGTTGCAATGCCTTTTACCATTGTTCCGGTATATACTTTTGGCTCGGGCATTGCACATGGTCCACCGGTAAATGGTAGACTAGGATGCTTGACATCTGTGCCATACCTGCTAAAAGGTTTGTTATCAGGCTTCCAAACTTCAGCGGTCAACCCACGCTTGCGTTTCTTTTCTTCTGCTTCAATGCCCCAACGCTTTTGTAGCTCTTTCCAACTTTCTTCCTGCTCACGTGCTTTTCTAGCATGATCTGCTGAAGCGAATTTCTTCTTGCCTTTCTTCTTGCCAGTGGTACTGAGCCACGGACCTTCTAAATGCATTGTCAATTTAAACTCCAAAATTGTTAGTAATATGTATATTATACACTAAATTTTGAGCTGTGTCAAGTCTATTGTTTTACTCGAAAACTTTCGCCGCATCCGCATCGATCTGACTCGTTTGGATTAATGAAATCAAATCCCTCGTTGAGTCCGTTGCGAACCCAATCCATTGTTAGCCCGTTTAAATATCCTAGGCTTTTAGCATCTACTAACAGTATAAAGTCTTTGTGCCCAAAGTTAGTTACACCCACTTCGGCTTGGTATTCGTCAACGTATTCTAATGTGTAGGCTAATCCACTACATCCGGTTGTGCGTACCCCTAAACGTATACCTACACCTCGACCACGCTTTTCTAGATTTTGTTTAATCTTTTTATATGCTGTGTCTGTTACGGTAATCATTTACGGCCGCCTTGATAGCATCTTCTGCCAATATACTACAGTGTATCTTAACTGGGGGTAATGCTAGTTCTTCGGCAATTTGGCTGTTTTTAAGATTAAGAGCATCGTCAATGTGCATACCCTTAACCCACTCTGTAACCAAGCTCGAACTGGCGATTGCTGAACCGCATCCATATGTCTTGAAACGAGCATCTCTAATAATACCATCCTCGTCTACCTTTATTTGTAGTTTCATTACATCGCCACATGCAGGAGCACCGACCATACCAGTACCCACAGTAGGATCATCTTTTTCAAATGATCCTACATTACGGGGGTTTTCGTAGTGGTCGAGTACTTTATCTGAATATGCCATACTATATTTATAGTATTATTTTGCTTCTTTACGAGTGTTCTTAACTGATGTAACATCGTTACGTGTTTCTTTGCACAACTTAGCTAATTCTTGTAAGTGCTTGCGAACACGAGTTCCTGCCGCACCGACTTCTTTATCGTAGAACTTTTCGAAGTCACCTTCCATTGATTCTACTAGTGCTGTGAATTCTGCGAATTTATTTGCCATTTTTACTTCTCCTTTGATAATTATGGTAATTTTGTAACACCCTTGAGGATGTTCTTGAGTGTTGCTAGTTCTGCTGGTAATGAAGCTAGCCCTGCAACAAGTTTTGTTAGCTCTTCTGGATGTTCTGAAAAATATGCATACTGTGTTGCCTTATCTACTAAGGTGTAGGGATCTACGGTATGAATACCTTGATTATTAGCCATATTAGCTAATGCGCTTACGTCAGCTTCTAATGTGTTTAATGAATGTGCCATTGCAGAGAAACCACCGGCGCATGCTATTAGTGCTACAGTTCCTTTTTGCGGAACACTGACATAGAATGAGCTAGCAACTCCTGGAACTACATAGTCTACAATAAATGTACCAGGTAATATACCTTGTCCTGACAGTAGCATGCCCGGACGGGGATCAGCTTGTGCTAATGGGATTGGGGGAGTACAAGTTAGTAACCCATAACCTCCAGCCATAAATGTCACAGGCCCGTCGATGTTAGGATATTGTGTAGAAACAGTAATCGATGTTGGACTATTAATTGCGGCAATTTTAGCCAGGCCGCTGAACCAACCGGTAGCAGGGACTGGTGCTGGAGTCAAGTTAGTCAATACCATTCCAGGCAGCATAAGTGCCACGGTTGCTGGATTTAATCCGGATACTACTGAACCACTTAAAATTCCTACTACACTTGCTAATAACGCTACTGGTTGTACAGGAACAAATACGCCTGCCAATATATATGTAGTTTCGGATAAGTTTTCTAATGATGTAGCAATACGTTCTAGATAAGCGTGATATGAATATGCTGGAAGTGCCGTTGTCGGTGGTACTAGGGACGATGCCGCAGTCAGTGCATCCGAGGCAACGGTTGTCAGCATGGTAGGTGCAATCGATCTTGTATACATTATACTAATTTAATCCCTGTAGTATTTTGAATATATGTATCCGAAGCATCTTTGCCAGACGGTGCAAGTACCATAATAGTCGCACGTGAAATCTGTATATTTGCGTCTGGATCTGTGGTGAACAAGAACGGAACAAGTGCTATTCCTTTTTGTCCAGCGGTTAGCACTAATGGCTTACTCACAGTAATTGCCATTGGATTTTCTTCAACTAGTTTAGCGACAATCTCTTCGCCCGCAGTTGTTTTAATTGTTACTACTTCACCTGGTGTAATACCTTTATTGATTATCATGTTTATCCTTTTCGAAATGTTTCTTCAACTCTTGGAAGCCGCCTATTAATTTATCGTCTAAAAATATTTGCGGTACAGTTCTGGCATTAGGTACGGCTTCCATTAGCTGTTCTTTAGTCCAATCTTTACTTACATTACGTTCTTCGTAGTCAATGCCTTTCATTTTGAGTAGACCTTTTGCTTGATCGCAAAATGGACAGGCATTTTTACTCCACACTATTGCTGTTGTCATTCTAATTCCTTTTCTTATTATAACACAGGTAAAGAGTCGTAGTCTATAGCTTCGCCCATAACTCCGATGACATAGTTTGTCGATTCATTTTCCTGTAGTGCTGTTTGTTTTTTACTAGTATCGCTATGTTTGTTGAACCAAGGGATCGGTGTTGACTTTGGCGCAGGACTATTATACTTGATACCGATATCTTTAAGAGCACCTAATGCTGTGTAGTCTACAAAGTCTTTCAGGATGTTAGCATTAAGCCCGATAACTGGTCCTTTTTGGAACAAGTAATCTGCCCAGTCTTTTTCTTCACGTATAACGTCCATATACAACTGATATACTTCTTGCTCGCATTCTGCCTTAACTTCGGCAAAGCGGGTGTCTTCCTTAACAACTTGATTGATGAGGAAAGCAGTCCACCCTTTGTGTAGCAATTCGTCTTGTAGAATCAAACTGATGATGTTGCCGTTACCAATAAAAATCTTATTTTCAACCATTGCTAAACTTGTAGCAAAGCTCACCATAAAGCGGAAGGCCTCTAACGCATAACTCGCATGTAGTGCCATCCAAATTGCTTTGATGTGTGTCTTCTCGTTAATCTTTTCACCACATTCTTTACGACAGTTGATAACATGTAGCGCATCGTAGTAGTTACCTACAGAGCTTGCCATGTCTACAATTTCTCTAGTGTCATGAATCGTGTTAAACACTTCCTTTGGCACATTGTAGATGTTACGGATAATATGGCTATAACTACGACTATGAATGTTAGTTTCAAAGAATGTCCAATTATAGATTAATGCTTCTAGTTCTGGAAGACTACATACTGGAGTGAACACCTGACTAGGTGCTCGACCTTGCAGACTATCCAGTGCAGTTTGTCGTAGTAAGTTACTAGTGAAGATATGTTTAATAGCATCGCTAGCATCTTTAAAATCATTGCTATCTTTGTTTAGACTGATCTCTTCTGGTACCCAAAAGAAACCACGTGCAGTTGTTTCAAAGTCTGCAATTTTTTTATACTTAACTTCTTCAAAACGTTGAATAGTTACTGGACCGGCTGGGTCCAAGAACATCTTACGATTAAGATAGTCTGTCTTTGTGTTTAAGTTATACTGAGCTTGACTCATAGTTTACATGCCTCGCAATCATCTTCTAAATCTTCTGTGCTGTGTCCGTTGTAGCCATTTAATGATTGCTCAATCGGAGGCAGCTCGTCTGTTGCCTTACTACCTGCTTTGTTAATCAAACTGTAGTAGAATGTTTTCAAACCCCATAGCTGAGCCTGCATTAAGTTTTTAACAATTAGTGTAGTTGGAACTTTGCGATCAGCCCAATGTGCTGGGTTGTAGAATGTGTTAGTACTAATGCTTTGATCAACATATGCGGCTAGAACACTTGCGGTTTTTAAATACCCACCGCAATCTTTCTGTTCCCACATCATTTGATACTTGTTCTTAAGTTTATGATACTCAGGAACAACTTGTACAAATGAACCTGCTTTACTTTCCTTCACACTGATTAAGCTCATAGGCATCTCAATCCCATTAGTGCTGTTTATAACAACACTTGAGCTCTCCACAGGTGCAATGGCCATTAAGGTTGCATTGCGTACACCGTACTGTTTCATATTAGTACGTAGAGTTTCCCAATCAAGTTCTGGAGTAAAGTCAGCAAGTTCATTTGAACCCTTGGCACGTAATTCCCAAGGAAATATACCCTTGCCGTATCTAGTATGTTCGCTGTGTAGACAAGGTCCACGTTCTTTGGCCAATTCAACTGTTGCTTCTGTTAAGTAGAATGCTTGATGTTCCATCCAGCTTTTAACATCTTGTAGTGCATCTTTCTCACCATAGCGTAGGCCACGCTTGGCATGCCAGTAGGCTAGATTAGTAACACCAATACCCAATGGTTGAATTTCATCGTTGCTTAATTTGCTTTGAATACTTAGAAAATCTTGATAATCAAGTATATTGCACAGACTACGCTGTAGAATACGGCAAGCACGGCGCATATCTTCGGGATTCCTGAAAGCTCCCCAGTTGATACTGCCAAGTGTGCAGAGCGCGATACGTCCTTCCGGATCGTCAAGTCTCTTAAATGATTTTGTTGGTAAAAGTATTTCACAACATAGGTTACTCTGGTAGATGGTATGATATTCAGGATCAAACGGGCCTTGATTTTGTACGTTGTCGATAAACACAAGATAGATGCGACCAGTGTCAGTACGCTCTTTTAGTATACCGCTCTTGAATACTTCTTCAGCACTCATTGTTTTTTTGCGTAGACCTGATTGCTTTTCGTACTTGACATATAGCTCTTCAAATCGTTTTGTATTTTTATAAAATGCTTCATATAGGTCCGGTACTTCATTCGGATCAAAGAAAGTTATAGTTTCCTTATTTCGAAATCGTCTCCAGAAGAAGGCAGACAATACCACTCCATAGTCCATATGTCGAACCCGAGTTTCTTCTGTTCCTTGGTTATTCTTAAGAACAATAAGATCATCAAACTGATGATGCCAAATGGGATAAAATACAGTAGCACTTGCATTACGGATACCTCCTTGTGAGCAACTACGTAAGTCGCCGAACCATTTCTTAAGGAAGGGGATCATGCCAGTGTGCATGATTTCCCCACCTCGTATAGGACTCCCTAATGGGCGCAAACGACCTATCTCTAGACCAATGCCAGCACGTTTGCTAGCATACTTGGCCATCATCTCACCAGATGCAAATATACTATCCAAGTCGTCATCTGAACGGATAAGAACACAGCTACTAAATTGTTTGGTAGGAGTACCGAGACCGGCCAACACAGGAGTAGCAAGAGTAAACAAGCCGTCACCCGCGGCATTGTAGTATTCCTTAATATAACGCATACGGGCTGTATTGGGTTCTTCTTTATGGAAGACTGTTGCAGCCGCAATAATATATCTAATCTGTGGGGTCTCATAAATCTCCTTAGTGGCACGATTTTTAACCAGGTACTTTTCAATTAATTGTTCAATGGCTGCATATGAATAAGTTTCATCCTTTTCATGATCTAGCATGTCGTCCATCTTATTCCAGTCTTCTTCAGTATACCACTCGAGAAGTTCTGGTGTATATAATCCTGTTGCTACATTTTTTTGTACAATAGTATAAAGGTGGGGAACCGCGTACTGTCCGTATACATCCTTACGTAACATCGACAAACGCTGTTTGCCTGCTACGTATTGATAATTCACATGTCCTAAATCTGGGTTCGATTCGACATCAATAAGGTCAACTATTGCTCGAAGAGTAATTTCATCAATTTCGTTTGTTGTAATGCCGTCATAGAAATGAGGTTGACTTTTGATTTCAATCATTGACTGACTAACATCAGCTATACCTTTACAAACTTTACTAATCTGGGCTTGCCATTTTTCAATAGTCAACGGCTCTTTGCTCCCGTCCCGCTTTATAACTGTGATTTTTGTCATTGTTCGCTACTTCTCTTCTTTATTAAATTAGTTTTATATTATACTTACGTCTGTCTAGGAAGTATTTATTAGATAAAACACAGTGTCCAAATCTTATTGAGAGACAAGGACTTAGGCGCCATTTTAATGGGTCAAACGGTGATTTTTTCTCTCGTACTAATCTTATCATGACAACAAATAAAATTATATACGCATTTATTGTTGATGTCTAGAGAATTGAGTTAAAAAATTGAAGTATAGGTGTAGTTGAACACGCCGGTATCACCGGATAAGTTATTTCTATAGCTTATCACAATAGTCCATGGGTTCGTTGTAGTCACAGCACCTGTTATATCAAGGAACTGCACTTGGAAATCTAATCCTAAAGAATTAGTGTTACTTGGATCCGAACCTGCAAAATCAAATTCGTCGGATAATTGAATTTTTACATTAAGTACGTCTGCTGATATTGTTAGAACACCGCGTCTAGTAAATGAGTTTGCTAGACTGTTGTAGAAATAGTTTATTGAGTATGTAGTTTGTGCAGTTGGGCCTGTTGTTCTATCTGCCGGAGATGCTAGCCACGCAACCGGTAACTTTATAATTTGCTGAAATGATCCTGTTTGAACAAGTTGTATGTTTCGAGTGCCGTTAAGAGAAAACATGCCGTGACCACTAACTTCTGGGACATACGGTATTAATGCAAACGTAGGGTTTGTAGCTGAACTAGGATTACTTAAATCGCCGTGCCGATCCGAAAAGTCATCTTGGCTAGCATTTCCGTAAGTGGCAAAATATACCTGCGGATATTGGCTAAGAATATTACTACCGCCGTTGTTGCCGACACCTACATACTTGCAGTTTCTAGTAAAGTTTCCAGTTCCAGTTCCGATAAGCACTGCCTGTTGTTTAATGTTATAAAATTTACAGTTAACGATAGCAGTTTGGCGTGGACCAAACGGATTAGCTTGCGTAACTGCGCCACCAAGACCTAAATTAAATCCCTGTAGCGAGTTCGTAAAGAAACCGTCTTCAAAGGTATTATTTAAAATATCAAGTTGTGAATATACACAATAATTAAATCCATCGATAACTACATTTGCAAAAATGTTATGCTCACAGGTTACTAGTGAGCTTACTGCGGTCATGCTAATACCAATACTATAATTTGCTGGTACTCCAGCCCATCCGCCTAGTAATTTAATATTTTCAAATATACCATCGCGCACTGAATTTAATTGTAACAACGTATTGAGCCCAGTTGTTGTCTGCACAGTTAAGTTTCCAACGTACACCTTACGTGCCTGGGTAGTACTTTGTGCAACACTTGGATCTCTTGATGTTAGAGTAGAACTATCGTTGACAAACTGGAATGCTGGCTTAGGCGATGTTACTACAAAGGTACCATTAGTAACTCCTTGATTAACAGGAACTGGATTACTCAATGTAATACTAACTCCTGGATTAATTGTTGTTACAGTTGTGTTATTAGGAATACCGCTGCCTGTTACAAAATAACCGACCATGCTACTTACTGCTGTTATGGTTGTAATGATTGGTGAATTACTACTGCTTGTACCAGTAAGCGTAATTGCTGTAGGTTGATAATCGATAATAGTTTTATCTATGCCAGCACCAGTCAGCGTTGCATAGCTAGGTATATATAGGGTACTAGTAGTTTTGAATTTACCCGGTGGTAATTGTAATGTTACTCTATTCTTAACTGAGGCTGCTAGGTTGGCTGGGTTGCTAGGATTTAAAAATAATTGATCGATAGCACGTTGAATTGCTAGAGTATCATCAACTGCGCCGTCCCCTACTGCACCGAAATTATACAAATTCGTTAGGTCATCTAGTCTACGCAGAATTGATCTGTATGAAGGAGTATTTGAATTTGGGCCTGTAGTAATTGTAGCATCGTCTGCTTTGTATACATATTGCACGAGACCAAGAAGGTTACCCTGTATACTTAAATCCTGCTGTGTAATTACTTTTACGTTGCCGACTGCTGGAGCACCTTCGCTCACACTACCACTGCCAATATACAGTTCTTGCGTATCAATAGCCCAAGCCATTTCACCGCTGGCTAACTGTGGTAGTCCTGTACCTGCAGTCGCTTGTCCGCGCCGTATTTGAATTCTTGAGATTTGGTAAACAGCCATGAAAATATCCTCTTATAGGATATTTATCACATTTGTTTGTAGTATTGTTCGACCTTATCCCACCACTTGGCTTCCCAGTAGCTGAAATCTTCGGGTTTTAAGATAAATTCCTGATATGTGGGTTCTCCCCAGACTAACGGACTAATTTCCGGAGGCTTTACGCACATAAGTACTACACCTTTGCGTATATTTGTACCATGTACTGCATTGTGTGCTAGTGCATATGCGGTAAGCTGTAGATAGTATTCTTCAATCCACTCTTCTTTCTTAGGCTTATTACTTTGTTTGTAATCTAAGATACTCTCGTCGTTTAAGTGTAAACCGCATCCATCAGTAGTTCCCGCATATATACCGGGATAATATAAGGGCACTTCTACTCCCCATACTTCATTGACATTTTTAAGTCCGTGTTCAATGACATGCTTGGCCATTTTGTGGCTTTGTATTGAGTACGGGTTAGTTCCAGGTTCGTTTATAACACCTTGCTTGACATAGTCCTCTAGGAACTTGTGCATTCGTGTGCCACGCCCTGCGGCTTCAGTTACGATCTCCTGTGCCTTAGCTTCGCCTACACGTTTTTTCCAATTGTTAAGAGCATCAATCTTGTCTTGTGATTTAGTCTTGTCTAGTATGGTAGTAACTGAGGGAACTTTGGAGCCATCTGGCAAAGCGTACAGTCTTTTACCTTCTACGCTTTTGCGGTCTATTGGGGTATAGACAAACCGTTCTTTTAGTAGAGTCATAGAGCAAGTATATGCTAACTTGCTACACAAGTCAATTAATTAAACGCTCGTTTTGTTGCGGCCATGGCCATTTGATTAACACCGCTAGGTTTTGGTTGTCCTTGGACTTCAGGTTGGTCGCCTTCGGAGTCTTGAGTTTTAATTACAAGTCCTCTACCATCGAATTTATCTACTAGTTTCTTTAGGATTTGATCTTCAGGCGCTTGCGAGTCCCAACGTGCGGCAAATCGACGATAGTCAATATCCGGGGCGCCGTACTGTTGTCCTGCTTGATTGAGTGCTTCCCATGACATGGGAGCTGATGATTGTTGATTATCTGCGGCAGCTTGCATCGCCCTTAGTGTTAAAACTAAGGGGTCAGCACTTTCCATTACTTTTTTTTTGAGTTTAACAAGATGCCTAGTCTGCGGCTGTAATCAACGCTTTCACGCTTTTCACGTCCTGCTTCACCGCCTGGTACTGGAGGTAATTCTTCTCCACCCATATCTGGTTCTCCGCCCATATCTGGAACTGGAGGTAATTCTTCTCCGCCGCCCAGTCCGCCTGCTTCTGGTGCTGGTGCGCCCATTGTTGGAGCCTCTCCGCCTGATACAAGTGCTAATGCGCCTGATAAGCCTTGACGACTTGTTTCTAATGTTGTATAGATTGATTCTAGTGCAGGTTTAACTGCTTGTTCATATTTGCTAGCAACATCACTGCCTAGTGTTTCTCTTATAGAGTCCATTAATTCTAGTAGATGTTCAGCTTTTAATTGAGCTGTATCTTCCAGCCAGCCTGTAATTTGGTCGACCATGTCTTTAGTTGCCATGATTACAGAAGCTTTTGTCTCTTCGCCTTCTGCGAGATATACTATGTGTTCTGCTACGCTTTCTCTTAGATCGTAACGTGTTGTTAATTCGGATACTAGTTCTTCTTGATCTGATTCGCCTACATTGATACGGTTGATTGCTGAGTCGATCCAACTTTCTGGAACTGAATGATCTTCTGCCTTTTTACGCATTGATGCAAAATAGATTTGTTTAGTTTTTGCTTCGTCAGTTTTTTGTTTTTGTACTTCGGCCTTTGAAGGTTTCTTTTTAGTAACTTCTTCTTTCGGATTCATTTCGCGTTCCATGATCTCTTGATTAATAACATCTAGTAGTGCGCGAGTCTTTTGATATTTTTGACTGCCATTTACACTGTCAAAACTTTCGCTAACTTCTAGCTGGCTGATTTCTGTACGTAGTTTGTTTCGTACATCTTCAAGCTGAGCTTCATTAAATTGCTCTAAGTTAAGTTTGTATCCAAACTTCTTTGCTAGGCTCTCGTTGAGTGCCTTGCTAGTTACTGGTTTTGAAATTTCTCTAATTTGCATGGTAGTTTCCTAAGCGTCTCTTATTCTTATTTATACAAAACTCCACTTAAACATTGTAGAAATCTCTTCCTTGTAATGTTCAGTTAAGAATGTTGTGTGTTCTAATTTATTTAACAAAACTAAAAATCTATTGTAATCTTTAGCAGTTTTGATGTTGTGTCGATATATCATTTGATCGCAGTAGTTAGCCCAGTATCTGTTATCTAATCGTTTGATTTCAAAGAATTTATCTAAATGCGTGTTATTATATGCCTTAGCTGCCATTATTGCGCAGGTTTTTAGATAAAATTGATCTACTTCGTCCTGACTGCCCTTACGGTAAAGTCCCCAATTTTTATGATGATTGAGTTTTACGCAGTAGTCTTTATAGGTAACACTCCCATCAGAGCTAACTGTTATAGGTAGTGTCTTTTTTAAGTCTGTTTCAAAATGCTCTGCTAGCTCTTTGATAACTCGACCTTGTGGTTTTTTATGTTTATTGTTTTTCATTTGCAACTACGGTAGGATTGTGTTGTCCTACTTTAGTTACCAAACTTTTACGAATCATGGCCTGGATTCTGAACTGATCGTGCTCACTTAGCGAACTTAACCTAACGGGATTTTTAAGCTTCTCAAGAAGCTGGGCTTCCTCGTTAGTAGTCCAGATCTTAAAATCCTGGATTAGTTCGTTTATTTTCATCTAAGCCCAGCGATCATACGCATTTTTTCTAGTAGCTCGTCATCTGCTGATTTTGATACCGATCTTGACTCGTGCTTGTTGTATTTTTCAAAATCTTTGTCGCGTACATCGTTAATAAATGCATCAGTGCCGTCACCATGCGAAGGGCCGCCGACTTCTCCGCCACCTTGTGCGATAGTGTCTTTATGCTCTTCTTCCATGCCAAATGCACCTTTGATTTTATCAATCATACCCGGCTGCTTCATTCCTGGTGGAAGGGCATCGTAAGGCATGTCTTGTACAATGCTTGGATTTTGTTTAATCCATTTCACTGGATCTGGTTCAACTGGTTTTAAGTTGCCGTTTGCATCTAATGGTGCGCCCATACCTGCGCCCGGCTCACCTGCTAGTGAGTGTTGATCTTTGAGATAGTTGATACGGTATGCATAGAACTTTCTCAACCAAGGTTCTCTAGCTTGATTCATTAATTGTGTTAGTTGAGCTGTTTGTGGATCGTTACCAGTATCTTCTGGAGTCGCTGTATCGCCACTATTAACAGTCATACCTGGACGTATTTCACCATGTTCGGGTGGCTTAACACTTACTGAATTATTTGGGCCTGGCATTAGATCTGAGGTTTTAACCTGTGTGTCTTTACCTGCTAGATTTACTACTGCGGAATCTCCGCTAATACTTTTAATAGTATCGTCTTCACCTAATATGTCTTTAATTTTCATTATTGTTCCTCGAGGCTTAATTCAGCACTGGTTAGTTTATCTATGTATTTACGCAATTTTTCAATTTGTCCGCGAGCTCTGAGCAGTTTAAATGCTAGGTTTTCCACGCTTTGTTCGCCATTTGACTCTAGACCAGCTTTGCGTAGACGTTTTAGCTCGTCCATAACTAGCTTGCATTGTTCAATGTCCTTGCCACGCATGGCGCTGTTGATCTTAGCAGAGTAGCTACGTGCTTTATTCTTGATAGCCTTCGGCTCAACTGTAGGCTCAGTGTGTTCTGGCTCAGATACCCAACGGTCTCGCTTAACGCTGTAAATTCCGTTGCTAACATGCTTTTGTTCTGCAGGCTGTACATACAACTCTACTGGTATATCTTTTATGCTTAGTTTATAAGTTGTGTTGTATTGATTTTTCTTAGCTGAAAATAGTTCTTCGTCTTTGCTACTAACATCCTTGACAATTAGATGTAGATCTATGTCGCTGTAGTCGCTGTAATTATAGCCAGCACTAGAACCACTTAGGGTTATATCAGTCAGTCGTAGGTTAGGAATATTAAGATAGTCTATAAAATGATTGGCTATCTTTAGAAGTTTTGTGCGAACTTCGGGCCGCATCGAATTGTCATTCCAAATCTCAGGATTTAGATGATGGTGGTGCGGATTAGGGTCAACTGAAAGTTCTTGGAATTGCATTCATGTATTTAACTGAATTACAATCCTAGGAACTTTAATAAGTGTGGCAGATTCATAGTATTGATCCAACCAGCACCTGCCGCAAACGCCATGGCGGCCAGTGCGTACTTGACCCATTTGTCTTTGGTAGTTTGTAGGTCTTTGATTTTGTCAGCTAGATCTGAATGTTGACTGTTGCTGGCTTCTGCCATTTCACACAGTTTTTTATCTAGTAGATCGCGGGTAATATCCAAACAGTCATGCATTTCTTTGACGTCGCCTTTGAGGTCGTCAAGTTTTTCTTCTATCGCATATACTTTGGTTTCTACTATTGCTACTCGCTCTGGTAGCATAGCTAATTGTGCTACAGCTTCTTTTGTCGCCATCTTGGCTCTCCAATGTTTTAAGTCAGGGACTCGCTCCGAGTCATGTGCCTAGTGTATGATTGAATGCCTAAGTGTTAATGTGTGCTAAATTTGCCTACAACTTTATTTAGCGAAGAATGAAATATTTCTGCCTGGATCTTCGGTATTAAACACTGCGTATTTTTGTTCCATAGCTTCGTCAAGACCCGATATATAAGGAACTAGCACGAAGTCGCTGATTAGATGGCCGACTGGGTCTGTGTCAGTGGCGTAGACATAATCACGTTCAGTACTAAAATCAAAACGCCAAACTCGAATAATTTTTTTAGTGTCAAAGCCTACTAGGTGGCCGGCAACTTCAGTAACAACCGGTCCTTGATTATAGATAATGTTACTTCTGATACCTAATGTTTGTATAACTGTCTGAAAGTTCTGTTCTTTCCATCGTGCGATTTCCTTGCCCGATTCATTACGAGTTTGACCGGTGTGCGTGATATCGACTAGAGTATATAGTTTGTATTCCATGCACATATTTAACCCAACAAAAAAGGACTCCGAAGAGTCCTGATTTGCTTCCCATCCCTGAGAATAAACTTAATTTACAAATTATGCAAATGTGTTTAAGCCAGCACCAACAAAGAAGTTAGGGTAAGCGGCTGTACCACTTGCTGTAACTGTAACTGTAGTTGCTGTACCAGCGGCACCTGCACCCATGGCTGCTGTACGATTGTCAATGATTGACTTTAGTTGAGCTTCCATAGCACCGTATGTTGTACCTGCAACGTTGCTTGCCGCGGCAGCGTCGTTGATTGTATCACCAGCTACTAGAGCTAAGAATGATGTTGAGTCTGGTTGTCCAACTACAAAGATTTCTGCAGTTTGTTGTAGACCAGCAACAACTTTACTAAACAAGCTGTTTGCATCAGCGTAGGTACCAGTTGCGTTACCGTCAGCGTATGTTAGATCGTTTAAAGAACCGCTTGATATAACAACTTTCAATAGACGTAGTGAACGTGTACCAAAGCTAGTAAAGGCTGGGCCTGTACCGTATGTATCTTGGGCTGTCATTTTGCCGTAGTTAGCGGCGACTGTTGTGTTTAATAATGATGGCATTTTAGTTTCTCCTCTTTTACCATACTGCTCACACTCTGTGAGCGACTTACTACATGTAAGCCTTCGTAATATTATTTATAACTTTGGGTAAAAAATGGCTAGATATGCCTAAATTACACGATATTACTTTGAAACTATTGGGAGTTTTTGTCTTCTTGGATGCGCTTGATACCGCGCTTAAACTTAGTAGGATCAGCACCTTTGATGCTGTTGATAAAACGGCGCTCTAATTCAGAGGCAGTTTCTACATCATAGTTTTCACGTATCATATTAAGTAGGTTAATAGCACTCTGTATGATGTTAGATCCGCGACTTTCTATGACTAGGTCCGTGTCACGGCTAAGTCCAATGTCGCTGAGTTCCTGTAAGATACTACGTGTGCTTTTACGCATATTATGTCTCTTTGCTTTATTTATTTGATTATACACACTCGCTGACAGTAAATCAAGAGCCGGTTTAATCATTCTGTAATACTCTACACACTAAATACTCAGTAGAAACCATAAGTAACTACACACACTTACAGAGGAAAGTACAATGAAATTCTTATCAGAAAAGATGCTGGCCATCTTGGAACGGTTATCAGAAATGTTTCCAGGTAGCAGTTATCAATCAAGCCTGGATGCATATCTAGCAGACAAAGGCATTACCGATGCCGCCCAGTTGGAAAATTACATCCGACAATTCAACTCTCAAAAAGAAAGATATCTATGAAAACAATCATCAATGCAGTCTGGTCAGTATTAGTGGCTATTGGCGAAGCACGTCATGCGGCCTATCTTGCACGTCAAGGTCGTGTAGCAGAAGCTAAAGCTGTATACGGATCTTAAACGAACAATTTAGTTCGTAAAGTAGTTGCTTTTTTAACTAAAGGCATATATACTAACTGTAACAGCAAATGTTGTTACAAACACACAAACATTACACACAGGAGATTTAAAATGTTTAATCAAGCAATCGACGCCATTCAAACTGGCAAGAAGACAATCGTTAACACCTTCGTTACCGACAAAGAAATCCAATCAAAATTGGTCACACTGATTGAAGCACAAACTAAGTTTTATCAAGGTTGGGTTGACACAACTCTAACACTTGCACAAACACTAGTTGCCAATGCTAAA